TTTCGACGAGTTCGGTAATCGTGAACTTGTCACTGTCGTTAAAGATTTCATAGAGGTCACTTTGGTTGCGTGCCGCTGTTGCTGCTTGACCTTTTAGTGTAGTCAATTTGAAATCCTTGCTTGGTGCGGTGAAATGCATTTCGTGCGATCTATAATCTGGACCCCCTGACACCCACTTGGACAGTACTCGGAGGTACTGTCCGGCACCCAGTCTAGTCGGTGTCACTCCAATTGTCTAAGTGGCAAAGTCGCAGGTCAGAGGGTGTTTTAAGTGGCAGAGTCATAGGCAGACAGGCAGGTCGACACTCCTTTCAGTCGGCCTCCCTGTCCGCCGTCCGATACGGATCATGAAAGAATCGAACGCGCGGACTCAGAATGTCCGGATTTGATTCGAACATAGAGGGTCTGACCCATAGGCCCGACCTGCCCTAGTTGGCCCCATGGTGCACCCATATGGGTGAAACAATAGGGTTAATTAGCATTTTGAAATAGTGGGGGCCACTTAATCAAAAGTTGAGGCCACTTAATCAAACTTTCTTAAAGCCCTCTACTTAAGTGCGTGTTCGCGCTACTTTCGCGCTCGTTTTGACTGAGTGTTCGCGGCGCTGCTTAAATTCCATGCAGCACCCCTCTCCGCCAAACCCGTTTTGGTCGGCCGGGAAGGTGCCTCTACTTAAAGGTGTTTTGGGCAATAAAAAACCCCCTAACCATTGTCTGGTTAGGGGGTCTAATTCAAATGAGGCTAAGCTCTTCTCGGCTTACCCACTTGCGAGTACCGTCCTCGTATTCAACGTGAGCGTTGAACATTGAATAATTCTTAAGGACTACCATTTCGCCCTCGTACATAAGGACGTCGCCCAGGTGTGTCCTTTGTACATTTTCCCAAGGACCGATTGCAACTCTGGAGTTGAGCATTAATTAGATCCTTAGATTGAATTGATCTGGAATCCATCACTAATGAGTGACTTAATCAGTAGCTCTAGCTCATCGATTCCCCAATAAGAGGAGTGGCCCATCTGACCATCGGACTTACTGAACTGGATAAACCCACGAATTGTCTTCATACCCAAAAAACCCCCAGCCATTTGACCGAGGGTGTTTTGGTTTTGCTAGTGGTGCTTTGACTTACTTACCCTTGGGGGTTTCAGCCTTGGGGGCGACTGCCTTCTTCGCAGGCTCGGGGCGAATGAAATCACCGGGCTTCAAGGTTTCCTTAGTGACAGCGGCCGGGGTTTCAGCGGCCGGGGTTTCGGGCTTAGCGGTTTCAGCGGTCTGGGCCTTGCTTTCAGGCTTGACCACAGTGACCTTTACCGTGACCGGTCGAACCGTTTCAGTCCCATCCTGCTTCGACTTCTCCTTCACGTCCTTGGTGAATTCGAATTCGTAGCTGTCCTCCGGAAGCTGCGCACCCTTGATGGAGCGCCACGGAATTCCCATGTGCTTGAAGAAAGCCTCTTCAAGCAGAACGGCCGTAACGCCATTCTCCGGGAACTGCTCCGCGTTGTACTTCTTGTTCCAAGCATCCGCCGCGAAATTGAACTTCGCCTTCACTTCGCCATCAACGGTGATGTTCGTGGAAACACCGTCCAGGAGAATGTCTCCAACACGCGTCATGTACGGAGTACGTTCTCCACCCGCAGCATTTGCAGCCTTACGACCACGCGTCGACTTGAGACTGTCGACCGAAGGCAGCAGCGAAATGATTCCGCCTTCAGGCTTTGCCCCGTGAATTGCAAGCATTTGATCCACAACAAGTGCCATGTCCCGAGCGGAGGCAATCGCCTTATCAATTGCATCGCCCGAACCATTCACCAGGTTCTTCAGTGCCTTGGTCTCGTCATCCGAAAGCACTGCCGGAATGTGCTTCTTGGCGAGCGTGCGAAGCTTGGCCTGCAGCTTGAGGTATTCCTCCACAGCGGCCTGGTAAAGCGGCTCAATCTCCGCAATCTCAGGGTCATCGGTGGCGTGCGCATTCCACAGCGTGTCCAGGTAGTCAAGATTGTTCGGATCCATTGCCTTCGCGGCGTTGACCTGAATGACCCGCTGATTGTTGAGCGAAATGAGCCGGTACGCCTCAACAAGCTTCTGCTTCATCGGAGCAATAGCTGCATCCGGAAGCATCGTCTTAGAGAGCAGCTCATCGAACACAGTCACCTCAGGTGCTGCAACCGGAGTGGTGATAGTGGACTCAGTCATGATGCGTGACCTTTCAGTGATGGATTGCTTCCCTGTATGCCATTCTAGCACTTGGACAGGGCTGCAATGGTCATGAATCCCCCAGGTGATGTAACGAATTTCCGCTACAACCAACCGCCCCGGGGGCATATCATGTCCAAAGCAGATCTGTCAAGCATTTATGCGAGGATCACCTAAAGGTGCCGTCGCAAGTCTGTTCGAGGTCTTACAGAAATCGTGCGTTGGCCAACTGACCATTCGTGACGGTTTTGAATTTACCCCGGTTTGAAATCACTCATTGAACGAGCCCCGCGAGCACGGGGAACATCCGGGACGTCCGTTTTCTGGTTAATTCCTTTTCAGGAGCGCCCTAGAGTCAATGCGATATTTCAGGGAAGGGGGAGGTATCAATTACGCCAACAGGTGGTTGGTTCGCTGATTTCCAAATGTGCTTTTGAGGTCAGCCACGTTTCACAACGTTGCGTCGCTCGAATTTGAATCCACTGTTCAGTTCTCAAATCCCCAATTGGGGCCCAAGTCGCATTCGCCGTTACTGCCTTCAGCCCATTTGGCCACCGGACTCAAACCGGCTGCACCATTTGGAGCGACCGCCAACCGAGGGGGTAGGACCCACGACTGACACCACTGACACTACAGAGAGTCTGACGACTGACCAACAGTCCACCCGCTTTTCCATGCGGGGCCCTGAAAAAACCTCCCCGGAGGGAGGCTTTCTCATTTGATCCGCTACGCGCTGTACGGATTCGGAATGATGATCGAATCCATGATGTCGTCTGAGTCGTAATCCCAGTTCTCGATGTCTGAGTTTCGCTCGGGATTGAACTCGTACACCTGAACCAGGATTTCAGTCCCATCGAATTCACCCGTCCGCACATCCTGGCGGTAGAATTCGATGACCGAGGAAACCCAATCGACCATCACCTCAAATGACATTTGAGTGGTGATTCGATTCTGGCGCTCGACGCTGTCCAGGAACGCGATAACTCCGATGAACTTCATGGTGTGACCTTTCAGATCAGGTTGAACGGGCGGATGACGATGTCGAGTTTGAAACCGTCCGCTAGCATGAGAGCGATTTCGCGCGGCTGCATTTCGACCCGGGTGGTTTCATTAATGGCCACCAAGTAAATGATGGGGGTCCGGGGGTTTCGGAAGTCACTTGCCATTTCACTCAGCCCTTCAGTTGAAGCAAACGTTGGCGACGATTTCCTCAAGCTCACCGTCACGATTCACATTGGGAAACCACTGGCAAACGAGACCGAGGATTTCCTCAGACTCCAGCGTGTCCTCGTAGAAACCGGCTCGGATCATTTCGCGTGCCTGGTCGATCGTCATTTGGTTCAGCCCTTCTTGACGAACTTGCCGTTGACCATGCTGCGCCCGTTCTTGCTCACCTTGTAGGTGTAGCTGTTGAACAGATTGGTGAACTCGCACCACGCGTCGTCGTACGCATTGCAGGTGACGCAATCGCATTCCGTCTCCAGCGCAATTGCTTCGGCCGGGGAAACCTGCGGCATCGGAGGGATTACCACAACTGCGGCGACGGGAACATTGCTCGGGACCATAAGGCAAATGGTCCAGAAGATGATTGCAACGATCACTCGCATTGTGTGCCCCCAGAAGCGCGGTTTGGTTTGCCTGACCCCCAAAGACTCTCACCCGGGCCGATGTTGTCCAAAAATCCACTCGCGTTTCCTCTTTACGGTCCCCCGGTATGGATTCACCAAAAAATACCTGTCAACCATTCGCCACATTTTCGGCCCTCTTGTCAACCAACCACAAAACACTTAAACTAAGTCAAAAGAGTTAAAAAGGAGAACATTGGTAAACAACAGTTTTTCAGGCGACATCATTAACCCAATCATTGATGCCAGACTTCAAATGAGTCTCAGCAGTACAGGTCTGGCAAAGCGTTTGGGTCTGAGCAAGCAATACATTTCTAGAGCCGAAGCAGGTACTTACACAAGTCTGAACCCGGCACTTTTGAATTGGGCTGCGCACGCACTTTCAATTGAAACCTTGAGTGTGACGAAGCGTTATCAAATGTTCCAGCAGGCCCGACGCCGAGCGACGATTGAAACCATCAACCCTCACAGACTAGAGCGCCACAACAGCCGAGTCGAAGGTTTCAAGTTGTTTGAACATTGGCGCGCAGGTTACTGGCCTAGTTCAATGGCTTTCGCCAACGCGTTTTGCATCCATCCCGAAACGGTACGCGCATACGAAGAAGGTATTCGACCTGAAATGCCTTTGAGCATCCGAAACGTTTTGAAAGAGGCAAACCTTTTGGAAATCGACTGGTCGGAGGTCAAGCCTCACACGGTCGCCTGAGAGCCTCACTGACGCCCCAGGCAGGTAAGTGCCCACTAGGGGGGTGAGGCGCCACAGACCCCCTTCAGGCCCCACCTAGGCCCCAAAGTGAGGGTGATCAAGCCCATCCGGCCCCCCAACCCGTCACTAATGAAAATGGTGTTCAAGTGGAGCCCGACCCAGCAAAAGTTTTCGCAGCAAAGCTAAATGACCTTTTGAGGGAATTTGATTACACTTTGAGTGGCAGCAATATGGGCGACGTAACCGTGTACTCAAAGTCCGGACATATGATTGGTTGGTGGAACGGTGAAATCACTGCCGAGAAGTTTTGCCAGTAGCATCAAACGAAACCCGGTCATCAATGTCATGTTGGCGGGGATTCTCATTGAGGCAGCAAACCACGCAATCGCTACAGGCGACTTTGACGTGAAAGACTTTTGTTTCTACGCGTTCCAATTGGCCCTAGCGGCCATAGCGCGTGAATTTGTAGTGCCACTGAAAGAGCACACCGAAGCAACAGTTCAGGCATTCAGGGACGGTCAGGCGACTAAATGAACCAAACCCTTAACGCAATTGAACTAGACCTGATTTTTTACATCGAACGATATCATGCGGCCTACGGTTCGACGCCGAGCGACGATAAGCTACGTCAACGGTTCGACGATTTGACCGACGACTTCATGGCCGACTTCAAAATTAACCCATTGGTCATTAAGAGTTTTCGAGCGAGAGGTATCATTTACCCTCCCGCGGAGGACTCTTTCACTGCTGACCAAATGCATGCCGCCGCCGCCATGACTGATTTGGTTGACCGACGCTCCGAAGAAAAGAAACTTCGTGACCTAGGAATTACCACACGCCAATGGGCGACTTGGATGCAGGATGACCAATTTTCTGACTACATCCGAAATCGTTCCGAAAAGATGCTAGCAAACACTGGTGTAACTGAAGCTCACAAGGCTCTTTTGAAGGGAGCGCGAAATGGTAACGTAAACAGCGCAAAGTTGATTTATGAAATCACAGGTCGGCATGATCCGACCAAAGAGGCACAGGTCGACGTGCGACGCATTCTGTACACGTTCATTGAAATCCTTCAGCGGCACATCAAGGACCCTGCCCTTTTGAATAGCATCGCTATGGATTTGACTCAAATCGCAAGTGCTGAAAGTCTTTCAACTAGCTTGAGCAATCAAATCGTCAACCAACCCAGGGCAACTCAACCCAGTTTGCCTCCACCGCCGAGCTTTGGGGACTAAATGAGCAACGTCGGCAAAAATCTCAAACCAACAATCAAACCAGGCAAGGAAGCCGCACCCGCCGAAAAGCCTGACAAGTTTGGTCAAGTGACGTCACCCGCTGGTGAAATTGAAAAGACCCACCTTAATAGCGACCTTGATACAAGTCAGCGTGCGCAGCATCACACTTTGGGTAAGAGTCGAAATCAGGCCAGCCCTGGAAACCACATCCACGATGGAATCACTTCACCCAAAATTGGTGCATTGAAAATCAACACATCGGGAAATGATTTGGTTCCGGCAGACGTGTTGACTGGGGCAAAAGGTGGTAACGTAGCACTAGCTAACTTGATTACTCTACTGGCGAAGTATATCAACTTCACGGATAGTACGACCTAATTCAGTTGGTAGGCTTTTGGCCCTACGGGGACCGACGAAAGGTAAACCATGGCAACACCAATGACAGCGGCAAAGTTCATAGAGCTTTGCGATCAGTGGGGAGTTAAGCACATTCCCATCAGGCCCGATTGGGCCACGCACAACCGGAACCACAAGGGTGATTGGGGTCCAGTCAACGGAATTGGCATTCACCACACTGGTTCCGACGGTGGAGTAAACGATCAGGAGAATGTTCTCTGGAATGGTTACGGTGACCTGCCCGGCCCGCTTTGTCATTCAGGAATTGACCCGGCAGGAATTCTTCGACTGGCGGGTTGGGGACGCACGAACCATTTCGGTCTCGGTAGCGCAACAACACTGAATCACGTCATTGCCGAAGATTACGACGGCACGAAGAACCTAAAGCCTGGCCCGGCAACCATTGACGGCAACAGTCACTTCTACGGTTTTGAAATCATGTACTCGGGCAAGCACGCAATGAGCGATGCCCAGCGAAAGACAATCGTTCGAGTGTGCGCAGCAATTTGCACTTATCACAAGTGGACTGAGCTTTCGGCAATTGGTCACGGCGAATGGCAGCAGGGGAAGTGGGACCCGGGAATTAGGTCCGGCGTGATGATGCCGGTCGGAAGTCTGCGTGCTGAAATTCATCAGGCAATCAAGGAGGGCCCGAAGGCGTCAAAGAAGATTCACACCGTCGCCGCCGGTGATACGCTTTATTCAATTGCCAAGAAGTATGACATCACGGTTGAAGTACTCATTAAGGCAAACCCGCAGCTCGTAAAGCCCGGTGACAAGCTAGTCATTCCAAAGGGGTGAAGTGGGCAGTTACACAACAACATTTAAACTCTACAAACCCGATCCAACTGAATTTGTTGACCCTGATGTTCATATCAACAACAATCTAAATACGGTCGACAAAGCTCTCAAGCGATTGCTTGAATATGAGTACAGCAATGATGCCGTACCGGATGTGGTCGATTCGGTCGATCGGGCACGGTTTTACAAGTCGTACTCAAATAGCGTAACCGCGTACTTCAGGAGTGGGAACTTTTTCTACCAGGACCCAACAGCTTTTGTAAGTACATGGACGCGTACAGGAAGTCTTTTGAGCCCAGGATTTTTTGAGCACCCGGATTTTCCCGTGGCGTATCGAATTATTCGAAAGGCTTCCGCTCCCACCACGGCTGAAATTGAATGGACCGGGGCACTTTGGAATAACGGTAACGTGATGGATTTGAACGTCAACGTTGGTGCCGTAATGACATTGCCCGCCCTGGCCATTCCAACAGTAACGAAGTATTTCACCATGTGGTCCGGCAATACTGCCGCCAACTACAGCATTGGTCGTGTTGGCTTCTTCACTGGGTCAAATGATTTGCAGTACAAACGTTACGGTCAAGACCCAAGTTCGCCGAGCGACGAATGCCGCATCGAACTGACGGGAATTAAATACAACATTGAAGTGGCGGCCTGATGGCTAACTATTTCAACTTCTTCAAAATAGCTCCCGCGGCCCCGAATGATCCAAATGTCAATGAAGCTACCCAGCTAAACGACAACTGGGATCATATCGATTTGAAACTTCGACCATACGCGGCCGGTGGTTCTCTTACTTTGGCTGAAGCTGGCCAAGAGTTTTTTGATGGTAGCTTTCGATTTGGCGTTTACGACGGTGCCGCGCAGCGAATTCCCGATGACATTGATGCAAACTGGTCCGCATGGACTGCTTTGCCGATTCTCGCACCGCGTGTAGCACGAGCTGGTTTCACACCACGGTGGCGTAGCAATTCAAAACTACGTCAGGTGGAATTGGCCGGTGGCTACAACTTTGATGGTGCCGCAAGTGTTTGGACACAGGGAAGTAGCTTCCAGCTAAATTCGCTTGCAGCCGGTTCTCCAGCCAGTTCATTTGCACCTATTGGGGGTATTCACAAATCGGTAGCCGCAACAGCTTTGACGGCTGGAGCTTCAACAGTGGCTTCAGCTATTATCACCGTGGATTCGTCGGGCGGTTTCGTAAGACTTGCTGCTCAATATTTGGGCGGTGGCGGCGGTGGTAACTTTATTCAACTCGATCAGGTTTGGTGGTGGTACTAATGGGTGACACCACGCCATTCTACGGTTTGAATCAGCCTGATCGATTTGATTCCATGGCTGATTTCGAAACCTACATCAATACCAATTGGGACAAAATTACGGGGGTTACTGCTCCCGATTCAGGCGCAACACTTCCGCAAGCCGGTAGCTACACAATTGGTGACAGGTTTTATCTCACCGGAACCAAAAGTATTTACATCCTCATTGCCAAAGATGCGAATTGGGGTTGGCATTGGAGACCAGTTCAGGACGCGATTTCACCGTGGTTGACGATTCCGACGACGTGCCTGAATCTTGGCACTTGGACCCTGAACCCAGTACCAGCAAACCCCTTCGCAATTGCTTTCGATCACCGTGGCAAATGTCACTGGAGGGGAGTAGTGGGGATTACAGCTGGAACTTTCGCACGGAACACATCCCACGCAGTGTTTAAACCGCTACCAAAAGGTTTGTCACCTAGGCAGCGCGGTGCTTTCATGTTGGGTCATGACACTTTGGCTGTCAGCGTTTCCGCAACAGCTTTGGATGCCTACCAGGGTGCACGAATTTTCATTCCCGATGACGGTACCGCAAATCCTACCGTTCGTGGATTTGGTGGGACTGCCGACTTCAACCGCGTTCACTTTGGTGGCTCAGTTCAATATGCGGTCGGAGCAGCAAAATACACATCACCGTGAGAAAAGTTTGAACTTGCGGAGCTTTGCGGGGGGCGGAAAAGCGTAGGCTGGATTTGCCAGGGGCTTCACGGAGCGACGCAGGAGCGTAGGGGAGGCCCTGGTGAAGCCAGAATGGGCTTTGGAGCGAGGGCCCCCCGCACAAGTGGAGCAAGTTTAAAGTTTTCGAACTTAATTAGGAGTACATGCCTCCCAGGCAGAAGCGAATCGCAAATATTCAGGATGCTTTCCGGGACCTTGGAGAAAACCTTGCACGGGTCGCTACATTCCCAGACATCAATAGTTATGTACCCCACTCCAAGCAGCGACGATTTCATTCAGCAGATAAGAGAATCCGCCTGTACATTGGTGGAAACCGAAGTGGAAAGACTACTGGCGGAATCGTTGAAGATATCTGGTGGCTCACCAGAACACATCCTTATCAGCGAATTCCGAACCGTCCCATTGCGGGACGTATCGTGTCTGTTGATTTTCTCAATGGCATTGAAAAAATCATCAAGCCACAGCTCAAGCAATGGCTTCCTCCTAGTCAACTCCGTGGAGGAACTTGGACAGATGCTTATGAAGCAAGCACGCGAACTTTGTACCTTGAAAATGGATCGTTCGTCGAGCTCATGTCGTATGACCAGGATTTGGATAAGTTCGCCGGAACATCGCGAGACTTCGTCCACTTTGATGAGGAGCCTCCACAATCCATTTACAACGAAAATCGAGCCCGTCTAATTGACCGTAAGGGTCACTTGTGGATTACTATGACGCCTGTCGAAGGAATGACATGGGTCTATGATGACATCTACGAAAAGGGTATCCTCGGGGATGAGCATGTTTCTGTCGTAGAAGTCGATATGGCGGAAAATCCTTATCTAGACCAAAGTGAAGTCAAAATCTTTCTTGACGGTCTTGATTCAGATGAAAGGGATGCACGTGGTCATGGAAAGTTCGTCCAAATGGGTGGACTCGTCTACAAAGCCTTCAACCCCCAAATTCACATCATCGATGAGATCGACCCGAAAGAACTTGTTGGTAGCCAATACAGTCGTTACATGTCACTCGATCATGGTTTCAATAATCCCACATCGGCACATTGGCACGCTGTTGATCGAGACAATCGAGCGATAACTTTCGATGAGCATTACGAAGCTGGGCAAATCATTGATTATCATTCTGAGGTAATTCACGCCAAGGAAAGGCGTCACGGACGTTTGCCAGACATTCGCGTTTGCGATCCTGCGCTAGCTCAATCAAATGCAGTTACTGGTACTTCCATCCAAACCGAATACGCTATTCGTGGCATTGGAATGATCCTTGGAACAAACGATGTCGCAACTGGTGTTGCCAAAGTAAACCAGTACTTGAAGGTGGGTGCGGACGGGCGTCCGAACTGGTACATTACTCGTAACTGCATAAACCTAATCAGAGAAATCCAGCGACTAAGGTGGAAGACATGGTCAAGTAAAAAGCAGGCTTCGCAAAACAATCCGTACGACCAAATTCATAAAAAAGATGACCACGCTTGTGATGAGTGTCGGTACTTCTTCAGTCTGATGCCCGATTTGAGGCCAGCTGCTGAAATGCCCAGCGGTACTCCACTCCCCCAAATTGGAGGTACATCGGCGAAAAATCCTGGGCAGGGTCCGTGGAACATTGATCGGAATCTTACGCCGCAGGGACTTTCGCAAAGTGGAAAAACGGATTGGAGAATTGATCTCAATGATGGCGATTTTTAGTTTCGTTTGTCCCAGATGTATGAGAAATGACCACGACAATTGTCATGGTGGCGAACACTGCGATTGCCAGCATCGTGTGCGGAAGTGAATGTAAAGAGCAATTCTATTGCCGCGAATGTGGTGATATGTTTTGTGAAGACCATTCATGTGGCTGTCATGTAGTAATCTGTCCAAATTGCGGAACGGAGTTTGAAAATGACTGACATCGACCCCGAAATCTGGAACAACCCCACTCTTGGCGCTGCTGCAAATAACGAGCGACTGGACCGCCTTGAAAAGCAGCAGCTTGAGGATCGAAACGCAAAGCTTGAAAATCGTGAGCCGCGTGAGGTCGTCGTAGACAATACTTACCCCGGTTGGACTCCCGAGCTTGACTCTCGTACGGGAACGGTTCCGTCGAATCTTCAGGTAGTTCACTTTGCCGACGAGCAGCCGAATGACATTCCCGTCGACAGTGGTGTTCCCGCAGAGGAGAATGCTTCAAGTGTCGCCGACGAAAACCCTACAGTTCCGGAAGCTGAGGAAGACTCTTCAGAGGAAGTTGTCGAAGACGAGTCGACTGAATCTGATTCTACTTCGGAGGGAACGTGGGCGTAGCAATTGAGCCGGTCGATGTCGAAAAGGTAACTGAGGAAAATGCTCAGTCACGTTTTCGCATCACGGACAATGCAAATTTGGCCCCCGGTGTTTGTGCACTTTGTGGAAGCGCCGGGGGTGACGGTCGTCAGTTCATTGATTTTGGTAAGACAATGGATTGGTACGGTGCCGTCTACTTTTGTACCTGGTGCATCGGTGAAGCTGCAAAGCTTTTGGGGCTTGTTTCGAGTAGGTCGCTTGAAATTCTTACGGCAACTTATGAAAATCTTCACGCCGCTCACGAGGGTCTAAAGTTCGAATCTAAGGCTGAAATTGATGCCGCTCGCATACTTCTGCGTAACTGTCATTGCGATCCTGACAGCACCAATCCTACCGTGCTTGATTCTCTGGAAGCAGATCCAGAACCAGAACCAGACAATTCAACGCCTGACCAACCTATCGGCCTCGAAGGATTTGTCGACCTTCCAAGCTTTGGAAGCGACGACGAGTCAGACGAAAAGCCTAAGCGACGCGGCAGAAACACTTCATCCTCTTGATGATGTGGCTATGGCTCATCGTTTGGCTAGTCGATATGAGCGTTCTGGCATTGATCCAAATCTTGCGTATGCGCAGGATGACGACATTGATTTCCGAACCGAGTTCGGTGTGTAATTAAAAAGGAGGTGAATGGCTAAATCGACTTCGGCAATTGTTCCTGGGGCTCAAAAGCCTGACGGGTACTCTACCGATCAGATTTCGGAACTGGCGAGCCGATCGAAGAACAAGGATTTCGAGAACCAGGTAATTGCCTGGACGAAGAATGCTCACCTCCGGTGCCGAAACATTCGTCAGCAGCTTGAACGCCAATGGTATATGAACATGGCGTTTTATACGGGGAAGCAGAATGTTCAAGTACTACCTGTCACGAATACTAGCGGTAGCGGTACTAGCGTCCGTCTTTACGTTCCTCCTGCTCCTTATTATCGATCCCGGCCAGTAATCAATCGAATTCGACCCATCATCCGTACGGAAATTGCGCGCCTGATTTCACAGAAGCCTAGCGCGACAATTGTTCCTGCCACGGGTGAGGATTCGGATACGGCTGCTGCTCAGGCCGGTGAGCAGGTTTGGGATTCGGTTTACCGGCAGTACAAAATCAAAACCATTTTCAGGCAGAGTATTCTCTGGACACTTTGCACTGGGACTGGTTTCATCAAAACCTATTGGGATCCTCAGAAGAAAAGTAAGCAGTGGTCCCCCACTCCCCCACTGCCTGAAGGTTTGCCGCCTCAAGCTATGGAAATGCTCCAGGGGAAGCTTCCCGAAAATCCCCCTGATGGCGATTTCTGCTACGAAAATGTGACCCCCTTCCACCTTTTCGTGCCAGACCTTATGGCAGAAGATATCGAAGATCAGCCTTACGTAATTCAGCTTCAGACTCGTACCCCCGAATGGGTTCGGCTGAATTACAAAATGAACGTCGCACCAAACATCATGGAAGCGTCGGACATCCTCAACGACAGTTTCCTTAACCTGGTGGGCGCGAGCGACGCCAAGAAAGATTCAATCCTCTGCTATGAGGTTTGGGTTAAGCCTGGCAATGTTGAATTCATGCCAGAAGGTGGCATGTTTACAATTGTTGGCGACAAGTTGGTTCAGTTCGTTAAGGGCAATCCGTACATTCACCAGCAGTATCCATTTTCAAAGATCCCCCACATTCCGACCGGGCGTTTTTATGGCGACTCGGTCATCAGCGATCTGATTCCAGTTCAGCGTGAGTACAATCGCACACGTGGTCAGATCGTTGAGAACAAAAACAGAATGGGCCATGCTCAATACATGGCCGCAAAGGGTTCTGTCACAGCAAGCAAAATTACCACTGAACCTGGACAGGTAATTGAATACAATCTTGGCTTCCCTAAGCCTGAACCTGTTCCTATGCAGGGCCTGCCTAATTACGTTTTGCAGGAACTTGATCGTCTCCTTATGGATTTTGAGGATATCTCCGGTCAGCATCAGGTTTCAAAGGGTCAGGTTCCTGCTGGTGTTACTGCCGCGACTGCAATTAACTATTTGCAGGAGCAGGATGAAACAATGCTGGCAACCACATATGCTGGAATTGAAGACGCATTTGAAAAGATCGGTTACCAGACGCTTTGCTATGTGAAGCAGTATTGGGACATGCCTCGACAGGTGAAAGTTACCGGCCGAGACAACACTTACAATGTGATTTCATTCCAGGGTTCTGATCTGCGCGGCAACACTGATATTCGCGTAGAAGCTGGTTCAGCTTTGCCCACCAGCAAGAGTGCCAAGCAGGCGCTTTTGATGGACTTGATGACTCAAGGTTTCATTCCCCCGGAGAAGGGTTTGGAGCTCATGGACGTCGGTGGGGTGAATCGCCTCTATGAGGAAATTAAGATTGATTATGCTCAGGCTTCGCGCGAAAATATGCGCATGGCTGCGGTGACTCAGGAGCAAATGAGTCAGTACATGGAAACCTTTGTTGTAAAGGACCCCATGACTGGTCAACCTGATCCTAGTCAGGGTTTGATCGATCCAAATACAGGTCAGCCGCTCCAGGATCAAATGGGGAACCCAACAGAACCCCCGCTGATTGTGCCGGTTAATTCATATGACGCGCATCAGGCACACATTCAGACACACAATAATTACCGAAAGTCCCAGGAATACGAAAGCCTCCCTCCGGAGACCAAAGCACTTTTCGAGCAGCATGTAAATCAGCACATGATGTCGCTCGGAATGATTCCTGGTATGCCTGCTCCTCAAAACGGCCAGAATGCTGTAACATCTGGTGGTGTAGATAGCGGACAGGTTCCGGATGAAATGCTTCAGCAGATTGCAGCCGGTCCCGAAATGAGTGGCCAGGGAGCGCCTCCAGAAGGTGACCCTAGCCAAATGCCTCCCGAACAGCAGCAGCAGCAAATGCCTCCAGGGATGTGATTTAAATGGCTAACACCCAAATGGGTTCTTCGTACCCGCTTCTCGCGAATTCGCTTAAGGCCGTATCGGATATGGGCGGAACTGGAAGTGGTCTGAACAACGCTTCCAATTACGTTTCTGTTCTGGCAATGCGTACCCGACTGGCCGCAGCGAATGCCGGATACTACACTACGGCAAAGCTGGACCAGATGACTGCGAACGATATGGTTTGGGCGCTCCGGTCAATTGACGACAAGACGACGATTTCTGATTACATGCCGACGTCGACCGCATGAATCAGGGTCACCAGGCTTTGCTCAAAGAAGTTTATGAAAAGAGGAAATCGGTGGACCAGAACCAGAATCCAAACAATGGCAAGCCGCTTCCTCCTTGGCTTCAGCAGGCAAAGGCCAGGGCGAATGGTGGCAGTGACGATAAGTCCGTGAAGCGAAATGCTCGGGCGGCAGCAATTCAGAAGCGACTCGCTACAAAGGTGCCTCAGCAGAAGGGGAAGTAAATTGGGACCGACGCATGAAAGCATTTCTAACGATTTTGCTTTCCATCCAGCAACTGACATTACCGGCGAAGTTCACGATGCTGTCAGAATTAGTTTCGGCAGTCTCGCACATTGGGTTCTCGATCACGTTCCTCCCGGTGCTGCTCGATCGACAGCAATTGCAAGACTCCGTGAGGCAATGATGTGGTCGAACGCGGCCGTTGCTTGTGACAGTAATTCAGCCGCTCTTGCGCCTGAGAACCCGAAGCTGTAACTTGTATTTTGGGTCTAGGGCCTCTTTTGAGGTACGGGCCAGAAAAGGGGAAAAATGGACGACGACGAGCTCGGTACTGTACAGGGTGTCGAACCTTCGGGTGAAAGCACTCCAGGGCACAATCCGGCTTGGGACGATGTCCTCGGTGTCCTGCCCGACGAATTCCACCCGGTCGTAACAAAGCATTTCGCCGACTGGGACCGTTCAGCGCAAACTCGTATTGAGCAGGCAAATCAAACTGCGAAGCAGTACGAGGCGTACAAGGATTTCGTTGACAACGGAATCGGCGCTGAGGAATTGGGTCAGGGTCTTCAGTTGATGTACCAAATCAACAATAACCCTGGTGACGTCGTAAAGGCACTTCAGGAAGCTTACGGTTTGACTGAAGCTCAAGCCGAACAGCTTGTTGACGAGGAAGGGGATGAGGACGAAACTCCTGATCCCTACGGTCCTCGACTGGATCAATTGCAGCAGGGTTTCGATCTAGTTGCTCAGACAATTCTTTCGCAGCATCAGGAAAAGGTGAATGCGGAAGCCGAGCAGCAGCTAGAGCATGAAATCACGGCAGCTACCGAAAAGCATGGTCCATTTGATGTTAACTATGTCCTCAGCCTCATGGCCGTGGACCCTGAAAACGTCACGATGGATAAGGCTATTGGTGCCTATCAGCAATTGACTCAGAATATCCTTCAGCAGAATCCCCGCCCGTTTGCCCCCCAGGTAATGGGAAATTCAGCTGGAGGAGCCGGACTCCCTTCTCAGGCAATTGATCCAACAAAGCTTGACGACAAGGGGCGACGAGGTTTGGTGGCGCAAATGCTTGCTGCTGAATTCGGCCCACAAAGGTAAATCGGAGGCTCATGGGGGCAACCCTTACTACCGCAACAAACATTCTGAAGGAAATCTATGAACCCAAGGTTCAGGATCAGCTCCAGAATGAACTGGTTACTTCTAAGCGACTTGAGCAGACTTCGGAAGGCGTCACTTCCGAAGTTGGTGGAAAGTATGTAGTCTTTCCGATTCACGTGAAGCGAAATCACGGAATTGGCGCACGTCAGGAAATGGAGCAGCTTCCGACTGCTCAGAATCAGGGTTATGCTCAGGCGCGCGTTTCGCTGGCTTACCTTTACGGTTCGCTTCGCCTTTCAGGTCAGACAATGGAACTGGCGAAGACGAATTACCAGGCATTTGCTTCGGTTCTGGACCAGGAAGTTTCCGGTGTTCAGGATGACCTCGCAAAGGACATGAACCGACAGGTTTTTGGAACTTCGGTTGGTATCCTGGTTACCTCGTCTGCCGTTTACGCGGCCAACACGATTACCTCTCTCAACACTCAGTACGCTGAAGTTGGAATGGTCATCGACATTTACGACTCGACTGGTGTTACTCAGCGTGCCACTGGTCGAAACATTACGGCTGTCACTCCGACGACAATTGTTTTCGATGGTGCCGCCGTTGCAACCGGCGCTTCCGGAGACATTGTTGTTCGTCTCGGAAACCTGAACCGTGAGACAATCGGTCTTCAGCAGATTGTTTCGGCCACGGGTACGCTTTACAACATTGACCCCACGATTGAAACCAAGTGGAAGTCGGTTGTAAACTCGAACGCCGGTGTGAACCGTGCACTTTCCGAGTCGCTGATGATTAAGCACGTTGACGATATTCGTCAGCAGGGTGGAAAGACTACGGTTATTACTACCACCCCTGGTGTTCGGCGAAGTTATTTCAACCTTCTGGTTCAGCAGCGTCAGTACAATGACACGGTTGAATTTGAGGGTGGCTTCCGTGGCCTGAAGTTCACGACCGACAACGGTGAGATTCCGTTCATCAGTGACTTTGACTGCCAGCCGAATAAGATGTATTTCCTGAACGAAAAGGCTCTCAAGTTCTACCGTGAAGGTGACTGGAGCTTCATGGACCGTGACGGTTCAAAGTGGCAGCGCGTAATTGGTTTTGACGCGTATGATGCCACTCTCTACAAGTACACGAACCTGGGTTGCCACCGCCGCAACTCGCAGGGTCTTGTGTCTGACGTCACGGAGAGCTAAGCTTGTAAAGCGTCGGATAGGGGCGGCCATGGGTGTAAATCCCCGTGGCCGCCCTTTTAATATATCTGGAGGAAAATGGTTGGTTCGCTAAGTGACCAGATGAAAGCGTATTACGATGGCGCGGTTGATGGCTCGTCTGGTACTTCACTGAGTGACACAAATGTTGTTACCACTCCTGCCGCAAACGCGGTTTTGGCAACAGTTACGGCTTCCGCTACTGGAGTTTACCAGGTTGAGGTAACCAGTTTCATTGGTGGAACCACTGTCGCCGCAACCGAAATCAATAATATGCGACTTCGGGTAAATGGTGTTGCTGTGGGTCGGGTAATCAATCCAGTCCCCGGTACTACTGGTGCTGTAGGAATTGGCGGCAAGCGGGCTCGAATTGCTGCAACCGCGGGACAGGTAATTGATGTAATTGCGGTCGGCTTGGCGACAACCGGTGCCATTTACGGCTGCGATTTGGTTGCGAGTAGGGTGGCGTAAATGGATTTGACTTCTGACGGACACATTTACTTTCCAGCCAATGATGGCTCATGGGTTTCAGAAAAACAGAGTAGGATTAATGAAATTCTGAAAGACTATGACCCTCAATTGGAACTCCAGTGGATTCCTCCTGGTAGGCGAAACGAGAAAGACGAACCCTTCCGAGTCGTCTGCTTTCCCCCTAACAGTCATCCCTATTTGGTTTGCACCGCCATGGAAGCAGATGAGAGGCTCTTGGCCTCCGTTTTCAGTGCGGACCAAAAGCGTAACGGTCGACACGACATCACCTGGCTTGATAACTATAATAAAGCCCAGGGCATTTATAACGCGAAAATCAACCACGAAAATCTCCAGGAAGCTCACGAAATTGCGAAGGCGGTAATTCGCAACGACAAGTCGTATTACCGAATCAGGACAAATGATGGGGAGTTGATTGACCTTGAACGTCCAGGACGTCGCAACTCGCGTAAAACGTACATTTGGCGATGACGCCGGTGTTCAGGTAACCGACGACGATATTATTCGCTGGATCAATGATGCGCAGCTGGAAATTTCAGTTGCCAACGAAGACCTTTTGGAAACTGTTGGCACGGCTGATATCATTGCAAACCAGGCTGACTATTCAATGCCAGCGGATATTAACCAATTGCGTTCGCTGATGTATGACAACATGCGCATTAAATATCTCAGCTTCAATGAATTCAATGAGTACCTGGATGGTTTCAAGGACCCGACCAATTATGGTAGTGGAATCCCCCAGGTTTTCATGATTTACGGCTCGACGGTAACTCTTTTCCCTGCTCCGAATCAGAGCATTACTGGTGGACTTCGAATTTATTACGCCAAACATCCAGCTTTGGTTGCCAACCTGGCGGACACTTTGGGCGTTCCGACGCGATACCACAACACCATTGTTGACTACTGCCTGAAAATGGCATACGAAATGGATGAAAACCCCGAGATGTCCCAAATGAAAGAGGGACAGTTTGCCTCCTCGGTCCAAAAGTTGAAGAGCCAGGAAAAGAGCACTCAGGAATACTACCCTCGAATTACCACCCTGCCCGAAGACGAAATGTTCGTAGACGGGATGTATTAAATGGCCAAGGGTACAGTCCAGGAATTGAAGATTGGCCCCTGGTCCGGGGGTATCAATACCTATTCCGACATGTCGGCAATTGCTGATGACGAATTGATTGACGCCGTCAATTTTGACATTGACCTCGACGGTTCACTGAAGAGTCGTCCGCCGTGGAAATTGCTTTATGGGACGTCAACGACAACCGCAGTAGGCGCAGTTCCACCCGACTCGCATCAATTGATGCTGGGCAGCTTTGTCTATCAAGGCGTTCAGTTTGTTATTTTCAATTCGTGTCACACGGGCGTTTATGCTGCATGGATTTATTACATTGGCGGCGTCAACGATGGCACCATTTTCAAAATTGTCGACGGAACGTATTCGAATGCAATCCGCTATGGCGATGAAATCTTCCTCACCCCAGGGCCTGAAGGTGGCGCGGCGTCACTTGGAACTGGGCAGAAGTATAATCTTGGAAGCGGTTTGGTCACCGCACTGCCAAACATGCCTAGAGGATATGCAGCACGTGTTTACAAGGATCGACTGTGGATTTCAGGTCGACGAAATATAGCGACCAATTCGCGGCTCTTCTTTTCAGATCTCGCGACCTTTGGAACTTTTGGTGGAACTAGCTTTTTTGACATCAATGCTGGTGACGGTGACGCGGTAAACGATTTGATCGTCTACCAGGATAACCTTGTCATTTTCAAAGACAATGCGAGCTATGTTCTTTCGTACGACCAGGGTCCCCCACAGGCTGTTTTGCAGCAGATTTCTACTGACATTGGGGTAATGGGTCTACGCTGTGTCATTGCGTACGAAAACAGTGTTTTCCTTATGCAGTATAACCAAGTTTACGAAATGCAGAACTACAACTTTACTCGCGTCAGCGTGAAGGTGCCTTTTGAATATGACCACACGACACCATTTGAAGGTCTCACGTCCACGGTCGATGAATGGTGGAAGTACGGGCAAAGCCTTTCGTTGGTTGGTGACCGACTCTACTGCCGATTCTTCAACCGTCTTTATGTTTACCATCTACGACTTCGGGCATGGACGCGCTACGAGAGCAATGATGAGGCCATTCAATACATTGGCCACGTCGAACCGCTCGACAACACAAATACAGACCTCAATAGGGGATATGAGTCTTACGTCGCTTGCAGCGCTCTCGGAAAAGTCACGGATACCGCTGGCTTTGGAACGTCGGGAGCTTGGAAGGCATATCTCAAAATCTATATAATGCAGGACCGGTACGAAAGTTCAATCACTGAAACCGGCAGCATCACTCCGGTGGATGTGGACATTGACCTTTCGGTGACAAGTAAAGCCTATGATGTTGGTTTGAGTCATCGTTTTAAGCGGCTCATGCATTGGGGAATTGACTGCATCACAAGTCGCGATGTGAGTGGAACTTTGTTCCCGTTCTCAATTGCCTACCGTGTGACGTGGGCGCAGCTACATGCTTACGCTTGGCACACCCTGAATACCTGGGGTTATCCACTTTTCGAAATCCCCGACACAATTGTTACCCAGCCGCAGGATTCTGGTTTGGCTCGTCGTTTTATTCGTTTCCCTCGTTCGCTTCGCTTCAGGTTGGTTCAATTCAAAATCGACATGAAGACCGCTGGTAATACAACCGACGGCCCTGCTAGACTTTACTCGCTTACAGCGTTTATAGCGGCAAAGGAATTGGTTTCTGAGGCGGTGAACTAATGCAGCAAATACCGAATAGGGCGCCAGGCTTTCAAGGCTTCAATACCTATGCTGCCGGTGTAAAACGTTACGGTGGCGGACGATCAATGCCAAACATTGGCCCAGTTTCAGGAATGGGTCAAAGCGGTTACAATGAAAGAGAAAACAAAGCCAAGGCCCGCAAAGTCGCAATCATGCGTAGACTAAAAGGCCAAATGGGCGGAAACTTTTCAGCGGTTTCACAGGCCGATCTGTAGGGAGGCAAGATGGTAAAGAAGCCACCACCCGGCATAAAGCCCCCGGTGCCGAAGATTCCAAGTCCGGGGACAAATTCTAAGCCCGCGAATTACCTTCGTGGTAGCAAAACCATTGGCCAGAAGTACACAGCCTACGATAATTATGGTCAGGCCAAGCCGGATTTTGGTAAGGGTAATGGGCCTGGAACACCATACCATGAAGTTCAGAAGATTGTTCAAAAAGCAGTTCCTGGAGCTGGAAAGCCCGTAACACCGGGTCCTCCGTCATCGGGAATTAAGCTTCCAAAATGGGCTGGGAGGGGACTTCCAACAAAGCCTAGCGGGACTCTAGCTAAAGATGCCAGGGTTGCAGCAATTCGCAATCGTCTTCGAGGCGGAGGGAAGAAGGTGACTTACTAAATGGCTGTTGATTGGAATACAATCACATCTAGTCAACCAAGTGTTTCAAATGTTGGAGCCACGGTTGTCCCAAAGCCTGCAACTCCAAAGCCTGTATCAGCTAAAGCGCCTAAAACTAAAAAGCCTACAGCGAGAAAAAAGGCACCACCCAAGAAGCAATCCGCTACTCAAAAGTATCTTGCCGGTGATACGACTTATCAGCAGCAGCTCTCGGATTTCAATCGCTCGAAAGCTGACTACACGTCAAATTACAATCGGCAGACTGGAATCATCAATCGTGACTACGCATCGAGCCAAAGGGCACTCAATCAGCAAGGTGTCACCGACAGGGCTGATCAACAAAATGATTTCGCCGGTCGTGGAATACTTCACTCCGGTGTGTTCGCGTCAGCCCTTGGTGATTACAATACTCAATTCAATCATCGAGTACAGGATCTGAGTAACGGTAAAACCGATCAGCTTGGCGATTTGTCGGCACAGCAGAAAAGCTTTCTAGCGCAACTTCAAATGCAAATGAACGCTGCGAGGCAGGATGCAATTCGCAGACGTGCGGCGAATTTGGGGATTTAATGGCAGGACCTGTACCTTACGCCGGATCTGGTGAATACGAAAAGAAGCGACGAAAGGCTGGGAAGAAGAAATCCTCTAGTAGCAGTAGTTCAAAGGGAGGCATTTTTGGGGGTATCGCAACTTCTAGCGGCCTCCCTTTCAATGTCGGCCAGCCCGCACAGCAGGGAAATACTGTTGCCGAATTGATTGAACGCCAGGCTGCCGCCCAGAAGGCCGCTGCTGCCCAAAAGGCTATGCAGTCGTCACTTACTAGCACGAATCCCTACGATTTGATGCAGCAGCAGCTTTATGGCGCAATTAATGGTAGCCAGGTTCAGGCGACACCGCTTGAGCAGCTCCAGAAATTGGCCGATCAGCAGGTTTCCGCACAGTACGATCCGCAAATTGCAGCTCTCGGAAATGAAGTTAAGGCGCACCAAAAGCGTGGTGCAGCTTCACAGAAGGAAGCTCGCCAAATGTACGGGGACATGTCGAGTGACTTTTTGGCACAGCTTCCCGAAATGACCAAACAGTTTGCTGCTGAGGACGCTGGTACAAATCAACGTTACGATCAGGCGCAAGCTCAAATGAATGATGAATATCAGAAGCAGTCTGCACAGCAGGCGGCAGTTTTGAAGCAGCTTGGAGTTCAGGCTGCTACTCCAGAAGCTTCACAGCAGTCGATGGAAGATCAGGCGTATTTCCAGAACCAGAGTGAACTTAGTCAGCAGCAGGCTATGGACGCTTTGAATTTGCAGCAAGGTAGTGAACAGCAGTACCAGAGAGATTTGGGCAACAATGCCAAGATGACCGGTGAAAACACGGCCCAGGATATTGGTCAGCAGCTTAGGGATTACATCACCCAAGCTGACGGCCAAATGAATGGACTTGTGAGCGGCAAGTCTAGTGCAATTGCTGCGCTGCTTGGTCAAATGCAGCAGCAGGATGCTCAGAATGTTCAGCAGCAGAATGCGCAGAATTTCCAAAACCAGATGGCGCTGTTTAATTTCCAGCTAGATGCGCAGCAGGCTAAACAGAAGGCTGACAGTACAGCTTCTAGCGCATTTGGTTCGGAAGGTGTTACGTCAACTGGTCTTCCAGGTGCGCAGAATTATCTTGCAACTCAATACCCGGATCAGCCGGTTTTGGCCACCAGCCTAATGGAACAAATTAACCAAGTTCTCGGAAACAAGCAAGTTCAGCAGGGTAAATTTATAATTGACCCCGGCAACGAAAGTCTCGGCCAGGCACCAAAGTACAGCGATGTTGGACAGCAGTACATGGAGCATTTGCTTCGACAGAACATGCGTACGCAAGGAAGCCGATTCAATAACGGCGACATCAACTCAACAGTTGCGGCACTTGAGGCGTACCTTGGCAAATTGAGGTGACATGGTAAAATACACGCCGCTTAATTTGAATTTCCTGGCAAACAGTTACAGTCCGCAGCAGGATTCGATTCGCAACACTGCGGCCATGATTATGTCAAATGCGGGCTGGGATCAGGAAGCAAATGCAGAAGCTGCAGCCGCTTTCGCGAAGGCCAAGAAGAAGGCTCAGGCTGAATTCGATGCGCAGCATAGGCAGACATTTCTCGGCAGCTTTTTCGATTTGCTCTCAACACCTTTGTATGGTATCGCCAATGCAATGGATGAAGGTCTTGCGGGTCATCAGGGTGATTCGAATGATAACCCTCTGGAGGACGCTCTCAAAACAGTTGGCGGAGTTGGAACTGGTTTGGTCCGAGGAGTCGGGGCCGGTTTGCGCGGAGCTACAGGAATGCTTGATGCTCTACCGGGCGTCGATATCAATGATGAGTGGCAGTCGGATCATACCGATAAAACACATTTCAGTGATGTAGCAATTCGTAAAGAACTCGGCATGAGTACCGCCGAAGCAATGAAGCCGGAGAATTGGGCGAAGATTCAGCCCAAGCTTGAGGAAATCAACAAAAAGCCATGGTACGACAAGACGCTATTTCAGGCCGCTGTTCCAAATGATTTGGAAGACCCTGACGTACGTCAAAAGTTCTTTCGAAATGAAATGCTTGCTGGCATCCCATTGGATATTGCGGGCGATCCGCTTAACTTTGTGCTGCCCGGTGTCAGCTTTGCAAAGAAGGCTACAGAGGGAATTACAGAAGGTGTCGATGCGGCGCGAGCAGCGGAAGCTACAGCCAATCCGATAATCAATTCAATGAAGCTGAAGAATGTTTCAGGCTTCACGCCGAAGGCTGGACTAAATGAAGCCTCACCAGTCGTAAGTGATTTGACTTACGGGCTCAAGGCGAAGCCTAAAATTGCCACACCTGAAGCTATTGTGGCACCACCTGGTTCAATCACGATTCCCGATGAAGTTGTTTCAGCCGTTACTATCGGCGGGAAGGTCCGTAAAGCTCAAAGCCTGAAAGCGGTCCAGGGGACTAGTGACGTAATCACTCAGGAAGCATTTGATGCGGCCAAGGCCCTACGAAATGCGAATCACCCTGACTGGATGATTACATCACTCCTTAACGGTGCCAAGCATGGCTTGAGCCCTGCGGCAATTCAAACTGTCATCAAGCATCTCGATGATGGAACTGAACCAGTTATTGCAGCCAAGAGTGGAATTGCGGCTACGCCCGAAGCTGTCCCAGATGTAACCGTAGCCCCTCCGGATGGTTTTGTTGCCGAAACGCCTTTTGATCTAGCTAAGGGCAAAGTTAAGACCCTTGCGGATATTGGTCGGCGAGAAAAGACAAAGCCCATCGAGGGTGTGTCAATTTCCAGCAAGGATCAAAAGAATCTAGTAAAGGGAATCACGACCCTAGCTGCGGCTGGCAAAAAGGGTTGGATTTACAAGGCTGCAAATCTTCTGGGAAATCACCCCTCGACCACTTTCAGGCACACCGAAAAGTTCCTGCAAGATGCCATTAGGATGGTGGACGCAAAGGGACTTTCGCATGATCCGGTAAAGTTCGCTCAAGCGCTTCGAGCGCGAATTGCTGAAGACGCTAAGTTCATAATGCCCGTCGAGGGTGAAAAGGCGGCGGGCAATGAACGTCGCGTTATGAACACTTTGACCGACGTAGTAATTCGACCTGAGGCACCAAAGCTAAAGGTCGCTGAAGCGCGCATTGCGAACAGTGCAATTCGAAAGCTTGAAGCTGAAATCCTTGGCGGCAAGGGTGCAACGGGAACTGGCCCCGCTCTCGCCCGAGCAATTCAAGAGAATCGAAATGTTGGTCGCGCTAGTAAGGTGGCTGGCTATTCAGGCCCGCAGCAGGCGCGCGTATGGAACCAAATCACGAGTAGCCTCAAATTCGCTAATGCGAGAAAGTTCGACAAGGCTGTTCGAATTCTGCGCGCCACTGAAGACTATTTCATGTCCAAGGGCGTAATTCCTTTCAGTGCCTCAAAGGTTACTGAAAGCGTCCCACTGCGACTTAGTCAGGTTGCCGAAGCGCTTGGTCCCCAGGTTTTGGGTAAGTCGCATGCTTTCATTACGGGAATTCTACGCGGCGATCCAAAGGCTTATGCGCAGCTCACCAAGGATCAGATTGACGCAATCAACGCCCTGCGAGCCAGCGAGGCATTCGCTTCTGCTCCAGCGGTTCAGCGTGGCCTAAGTGAAGCCAAAACCGCAGCTGACACAATTGCCAAAACTCCTGCAAGTTTGGCTCGGCGTAAGGAAATGCTGAACGCTGAACTTGCCAGAGTTAAGCAATTGGTCATTGATGGCGGCGGTGGCGCAGTTGGTGCACACGTAGCTGAAAAGTACATGGCCACTTTGGTGGGAAAAGGTGACCCGGTAAACAATGTTTTGAATGTGCAGAAACTGAACACCCAGGCATGGCTTGGCAAAGTTGGCAAGAGCGCGGGTGTAGCTGCGAATGATCCTGACTTCGTGCGCAGCGTAACCAATGCGATTACCCGTGCGAGCGATTTGCCCAATGCTGCAACTTTGGGTACAGCGATTGGAGTGGCTGCCAAAGTTAAAGAATGGGCTGGAGCTCGATTTAACGCAGCTTACGGCGTGCAGGATATGCGTGACATTTTCCTGCGTCAGCAGGGTTCTGCGATGATTTCTTCAGCTCGACGAGCGAAATTGATTAACGCTCTTGGGCGAGAATTCGACCCCAGCAATTTGGACCTTTGGCACGAAGCCTTCCGGACTGCCCAAATGAACGGAATATCTGATGGCCGTGTTGCAGACCTCCACAAGCAAATCGCGGCAGTCATGGAAAACCTTGTTGGTGGAAGCGGCCTTCGGGCTGGGGCAATTGCTGACAGTACTGTTGCTGGGCGTAGTCGCCTTCTATTGGATGAACTAAATGCCAACATGAAGCGTTTCGGTCTCGGTGAGTTTGAATTCGCCGCTAAGAAAGTGACCGACGCGACAGGTGTGGAACACGACTTTTCCAAGGGAATGGATTGGCTCAAGTCGTGGGAAGCGTGGAACGTAAAAAATCCATACGAATTTATTCACCGCATTCAGAACGTGATGGAATACAGTGTTCGCGAAAAGAACATGTTCGATGAAATCATCAGTCGATTTGCTAGTCCCGCCAAAAAGGGCGAAGTTCGATTCGGAGTGGAGCATCCGCGCCTAAAGGGTTTTTATTTCACCCAGGTTGGAGCCGAGCAGGCTAAGACTTTCGTCAAAATGCTGGACGAAATTGCTCAGCCTAACGCAAAGAGTCTTCAGTACTTTGACCACGTACTCTCAAAGCTGAAGGCTGCACTTACCATTTACATTCCGGGTCACCACTGGACAAACCTTATCGGTGGCCTGATGAACAATTGGATCGCTGGAGTCAACAAGCCGATTCGGTACGAACAGGCAATGAAAACCATGTTGGCCCAGAAGGGTCGATATGGTGATTTCGCTAACTTCGAAAAGCTGACCGGTCCAAAAGCGCTAGAACAGGCAATGGCCCGTAGTCTTATTGGGCCTGATGCCGGTTTGGTACTTCCTGCGGCTGGCACCAAGACAGTCATCACCATGCGAAATGGCCAAAAGGTCACAGCAGACATGATTTACATGGCAGCCATGAAAGAGGGGATTCTCCCTAGTGCGAAAGTCCTCGAAGAAGTCGGAAGCGACGTTACCTCTATCCTTGACAAATGGCGGCCTGCTCGCGGATACGGTCAAAGAGGCGTACACGCAGTTTCGGAAGTCCGAGAGCACATCCCGCGATTGGCTCTCTTCATTGACAGACTTGCTAAATCCCGAGGAGGTTTCGGAGCTGCTGTTGATGATGGAGCACGGGCCGTTAGAAAGTGGCACCCGGACGGCTTGGACCTGACTAAGTTTGAGCGTGGTTTTATGAAGAGGGTTTTCCCGTTCTATTCCTGGACGCGAAAGTCAATTCCTCTCGCCATTGAAAGTGCTCTGGTGGCAGCTCCGAAGGTCATGGCCTATCCGCGAATCATGGAAGCAATTGGACTTATGAATGGAATTGATCCCGCACAGGGGGTTCGAGACCCGTTCCCTACTGACCAAATGTTTCCTGATTGGCTTCGCAATCGTGGAATTGGCCCTATCGCTGGCAATGCTGGCAATTACAGTGTTTACAATCCAAGTACGCCGGTACTTGATATCATGAACATGATAGGCAATCCTGGCCAGACGGCAATTGATAACCTAAACCCTATGGGCAAAGTTCCAGTTGAAGTTTGGCAGGGTCAGCCTTTGGGGCGTGCTCAGCCTTTGGGTAGCTCAAATGAGGCGTGGCTCGATTACGCAGCTAAGCAAATTCCAGTCGTTTCACAAGCCGGTCGAGCGTCCGGAAGTTTTGGTGTCTCAAAGAACACTAAGGCTGAAGGTTTCCCCAACTGGACCAACATTTTGAATATGCTTACTGGTCTCAAAAAGGTCGACACTGGAAAGTATCAGAAGAGCTCTCAGTTTGACTTGAGGGACTATTTCAAGTCTAAGGCGGATCAGCAGGGGCGATGACAAAAACCGACGGTTACAAAATAGCAGCAGCCATTCACGATTTGTTGGTAGCCATTGATGACGAAAGTTCGGCAAGTTATCGTGACGCGCTATCATTCAACGGTATGCCCGACGAATACCAAAGTAGACTGCTTCGCCTGGTCGGAGAGCTTTTCGATAACGAGGTGATTGAAAGTGGACGACGCCTTCCAGAGATTTACAACCAAGCTGGGTATATCGGGGTCTCGCCGGAAAGGAACTGGATACAACTACACCCCGAACATTATGCCTCAGGGCCAAACACCCGGTGAAAACCTTTTCAGCAAGGTCATGGATCGGAAAGACTCCGGTCAGGCCATTTATGACAACAACAAACAGCAAAACACAAACCGTGTAGCCTCGGACGTTTTGAATAAGTCGGCCGGTCTCCAGTATGACGAATTTGGTAAGCCAAACGTCAACCTGGCAAACTTTGCCGACCTTCAAAAGGGCATCAACAATTCGGTTCAACAGCGCGGCAATTTGGCTTTTCAGACTGCCCAAGCTAAACAAAATTACCGCAACGCCGTCAACACGCAAAACCTTGGCAGCTATGGTTTCAGTGGCTACGATGGCGGCGCTTCGGCAACCGACATTCCTGGAGCTAGTAAAGATAACCCTGGAGCTAAAGCTGTATCAATTGCCATGCAGGCAATGAAGAATGGCACCAATTACGTCTACGGTGGCAACAGTCTTTCGCAGGGTGTCGATTGTTCCGGTTTGGTTCAACAGGCTTACCGGCAGCTTGGGATCAATTTGCCACGCACAACTTACGAACAGGCGAAAGCTGGTAAACAGGTTCCAATTAGTGCAATTCGGCCCGGCGACCTGGTGTTCTACAACAATTTGGGTCACGTTGGAATTTACATGGGTAACGGCAAGATCATCCATGCGGCTAATTCACATCTTGGCATCATCACCTCAAACTTGACAAACAGCAATGGTGCGCCTGTAATGGTATTGAGGCCCTACTAATCGGAGGGAGGAAAGCGAAATGGCAATTAGCTTTAATCAAGACAATGGCACTGAAAACCTTTTCGCTAGATTGGGACAGATCGGACAAAGTGGGTCATACACCCCTCCGATGAAGCTGCCCACACCTAAGCCACAGGCGACGCTTGGGGCCTTTGCGGGCCTTGGTGCCACACCGGGAGTTACCGCCGGTACAGGGGCAGGTGGGCCCCTTCCTGGGGGTGATCTGGGGCGCCTCATGCGAGCGATCCGCAGTCAGGAGTCGAACGGCCGATATCAGGCAACAAATCCTTCTGGGGCTTCTGGGGCGTACCAAATTCTTCGCTCGAACTTTGAAAGATCTGGTTCAGGTTGGGATATGGAAGCGCTCGGGCATGACATTAGCTATAATCAATTCATGTCGAGCCCTGCGATTCAGGACGCAATAGCTCGGTATAAATTGGGCCAGTACATGAAATCGCGCGGAATGGCTGGTGCAGCGGCGACATGGTACGGCGGTGACTACGGTTACAATCACATGCACGACCACACGCCGCAGAATGGCTACCCGTCGATTTACGATTATGTGATGAGCGTAATCAATAAAACCAAGTAAGTAGGCAGTAAAAGCAGTAAAAGGCGGGGATATAACAAACAACGACGATTACCCCAGAACCTTCCGTGAAGTCGGAATCATTTTGAACCAGATACGTGAAGATGTTGCGGAGATAAGGAATGGGCAACGTAAAGTCGTCGGATGGATTGCTAGCTTGATTTCAGCTTTGGTTGTTGGTGGGGTTCTAGGATTCTTGTTCCAAAAATAGAACAAGAGATTAGGCAACCCTTGTTAGTTTAGGTTTTGGGCGTTAATTCAGACTTAAACGACAAATCGGAAACTGTCAGATTCAGCCATCATAAGGGTTGTCAAGAGCTCACCTGTGAGCTTACTATTTGTTTGTGGCCAAGCAATTGAAGTGGCAATCGGCCGCAGCGTGCAAGGGTGTTCCGTCCTACCTTTTCTTTCCCGAGGAAATGGATTTGGAGGGCTTTGTAGAAAATCCTGCTTTCGTGGGAAAGAGAGCAAAAGACTACTGCGACAATTGCCAAGTCAGAGCAATTTGTGAAGAGTTTTCTGTGCTGCACGACACAGAAGGCATCTGGGGGAATACGACGGACCGTCAAAGGGCCCGGCGCTATTCTAAAGAAGAAAGGTTCGAGTTGCGAAATGACCAGGAGGAAATCGGGCGGTATGAACCGCTCTACGGTCATAGCTGAAGTGGCCTGAAGCCGCAACCTTACTGTAGAAACAAAGAAGCCCCCGTTTCAGGCGGGGGCTTCTTGCTTTAAAGTCGCTCCTGACCGAATAGGATGACATCATCCACAGTTCGAATGAGCTGCAAATCCAGCATGTATTTCACACCGTGAATCCATGCCGACTTGTCATCAGGAATGTGGGTCTTCGGATTTTTGGGAACCTTGAGTATAGCAGGTGCCCATTTTCGCCCTTGAGCCAAAATGCCTGACTCTTGGTACTTCTTCTTCGAGCCAGTCCAATCGGCCATCATTTCGATTTTACCGATGACGCGAATTGTTTTGACTTCACTCCACTGGAAGAACTGATTACGCGCGTTGTCAATTCGAAAGTTTTCGATGACAAACGTTGTATCAAGTTCAGGCGCTGAAGCCAAACCCCAAACCACTTTGAGCCAATCGTCTAGCTCTTTGGGGTTCAGGATCTTCATGATCTTTGTCTCTGCCAGCTTTGTTTCCGGATTCCATTTGAAATAAACGAAACCCGTGTTAGTTTCACCTGGGTCCCAGGCGAAAATGTGCCTTGGACGCTGCTCGGGTTTGGGCTGTTCAGTAGCCATTTACCTTCCCTGACGCACGGAGAACAGTACAGCTCGGTAAGCCTGGTGAGCATTTGGTCGAGAAAGCATTCAAGTTCACAATGTGTGCACTCGAAAGTTAGCTCATTGCCGTTTAGTCTGCTCATCCAGTTCCTCCAATTTCATGTCAAGCTTCTTGGTAACACCTTGCAAAAGTTTGACATACTCTTCCGAGATTGGAATCTTTTCGAGCAACCTTGCCCTACCTTCTCCATTGATTAGCATTGAAGCCAAAAGGCCAATGCCAATAATTTCGTCCGTAGTCATGTAGACAATGTGCTGTTTTGCTGGGCTCACTCATCACCTCCCACCCCGAGATCCCCAAAATCGATTCCATCGAACGCGTCTCTCATTGTTTCATCGATGTCGACCTTGACTCTTCTCAGCTCGCGCTTGGCGTCAGCTGTCATTTCGATCGGAATGGCTTTCCGACGGAACATGAGTGGTTCGCCTTCATCGACAGCCGCCTTTGACGTAAGGACAGTTTTGAAAGCTCCAGAGTTGGCGCCAAATCGAGCCTTGGCGTTAACTAGCCAGACAACTTTCTCGGCCTTCTCGGCTTTTCCGGATTTGATCGTCGCTTTGCGAGATTCGTCATCTTCGACCATGATGAGAATTCCAGTTGCGGCTTGACCCAAACCGGCAACGCCCATCAATTCATTCAGCGTAGTTTCCTCGGGGCTGTTGATAACACCCTGACTTGGCTTTCGAGTGTGAGCCACCACCATGAAAGCCACATTAAGCCTGCTGCGAATTTTATAGATGTGCGCAATTGCCGATTTGACTTGAGCTGCAATTGTGAGATCTTCCGCAAAAGCAATGGAAGCCGAATCGATGATCACCAAGTCAGGTTCAATTGTCTTGATGATTTTCGTCATCTCGATCACATGGGCAGTGTTCCAAAGCTCAAATGGCTCAGGCTCGCAATAAATTGCATAATTCTCTGCCTGCAGCTTGTCTTGCTCTTCGGTATTAGAGCCATGCATGTGAGTGAGCCTGATTTGCAAATCGTCTTGATTCATCTCTAGCGAGAAGATCACAACTCGGATCTGCTTATCTTTGAAATCTTCCCCGATTTGGAATGTCATGGTCGATTGACCTTGAACCAAATCGTTGGCAAATTGAAATGCCAGGATCGATTTCCCTGTACCCGAAGCGCCCGCAAGGAACATCAAGCCATTTGATGGAAGCAGACCATCAATGAGGTACTTGGCCCTATTTTCACTAAGGCGAATGTCTCGGGCGTTGGTTACTTTTCTGTCACCCAAAGCGAGATTGAGAGTTATTTCCCGCTTGACATCTTCAGGGAGTTCTATTGAATCAGCCTGCCTGGGGACCGAAATAATCTCACCGTCGTCTGCTCCATCTGGCCCTACGGAACCAAACTTAATTTTGCTCCAGTCCACCAAATAGACCTTTCTTTCGCCGTAGGGTAGAATCTGAACAACAGGCCCAGTCGAAACCAACTGGGCCTGAAGTTCAAACGCTAGACCTGCGGGTCAAATGAGCTGATGACTCGATAGGCTCCAGGAAAACTGGCCACGTAAACGCCATTTCCGTTTCGGATTCGGGCGTCGATTTCGATTTCGAGCTTAGCGGCCTCCAGAAACTCCTTGATGACAATCGCGCGAACCTCATCCGAAATGACAGGATCGGCGTCGTTCGAAACGTTCTTGTCGGTAACCGAAACGTTCTCGGTGCCGTCAATTACTTCCTCGTCCTCGCCACGAATCCACGCGACAAAGCCCTCTTCCAGAACTTCCTTCTCGTCACTGCGATAGAAAGCGTCGGTCTCGATCTGGAACTTGAGGATGTTCGTCATGACTTTGGTTTCCTTCTGGGGTTTGCGTCGGATTTTGTTGGTGGTGCTTTGAGAGGGGGCACCACAATTGGTGCCCCCTCTCAGGTTTTTGGTTACGCGTTCTTCAGTTCTTCTTCGAGAAGTTCCGCGTCAGTCTTTCCATTACCACTGGCAGGCTTTGCGGTGGAGATTCCACCACGGGCGGCGTTTTCGTCCAGGGGCTTCATCTGGAACAGATTGAAGTTCCAAAAGCCCTGATCGTTCCGCTTCGGGGAAATCTTAGCGAGCATTCCGCGACCGAGCAGCTTCGGTCCGTTGATGCTGCCGAATTCGTCACGCTTGAAACCGAGTGCCTGGTAAAGCTCCGCCAACTTGAACATTGCGTCCTTGGCTTCGGCGGAACTAGGCTCCCAGGAGATTCGGTCACGCAGGTGAAGGGGGACAGGAAGCTGGAACCAACTTCCATTTCCGATCGAATCGGCGAAAGGCGTTCCCTGGAACTGCGGGTCATCGACACCGAACTTGACCATGAAGCCGACCTTGTCCGCCTTCTTCGTCACCATCGCCTTTCCGACCTCCATCACACGGAGAGCCCAAAAGTCCTTTCCGAAACCAAACGGGTCGTCGGGAACCTGCTCTGCGGTGATTCCGGCCTCATCGAAAAAGCCGCCCTCGAACTCAACTTCATCGCCGTACTCAGACATTGTCTGTTTCCTTCCACTTCGCGATGTGGGCCACAAATTCGTCATCGGTGACGAATTCACTTGGGAAGTGATACCTAGTTTTCACAGCAACGCCATTCCCATTTGGCATCACTTGGAGCACGCGTTGCTTCGTTTGTGGGTCCATCTTCAAATACGCCATGACTGAAACGTACTTGTTGATGACTTTGAAAGCTGCCGCATGTGCATCCATCCGAGTATTTGCACCCGGCGTGAGCTTATCCCCAATTCGCTGATGCGACAAGAGAACCGCTGTCACTCTTTCGAGGTTTGCGATTTCACTCATCACGGGGATAATTCGTTGCTCCGACACCAAATAGTCGGGGCGTCCAGCAACCTCGGCAGACACCTTGCCTTTTTCGGTTGCCGCTCCACTCTTCACAATGTCCTGAAGCTCAAGACCGAGCATTCCGGAAACTGTATCGAAGACGACTGCGTCAAATGGTTCGTCATCATAATGACGGAACGAACCTTCTTCGATGAGTGGAAGAATTGCGGTCGTGCGCTCCCATGAATGAAATGGGACGACGCGCACGTTACCTTTAAGGTCCGGATGGTTTATCAACGACGATGAACCGTTCTTTTCATCGGTGATAAGGCAAATCCGTCGCCCAAGTCTACAAGACAGGACCGTTTTACCGACGCCCGCCTCAGAGAAGATTGAAATTACCTTAGCGGTAATTTCATCTGGTCTTCTCGATTTTGCGATGAGCCATTTGAGATAGAGGTCATCATTCGATTTATCCCGCTCGCCCGCTGGCATTTCTAGTCACCTCCTGGCGGCAACAGTTCAGCGATTACGTACCTGTCGATGAGGACCGAATTCAGGCCCTCAGCTTCGAAAAGGTTAGTCGCCAAAATCAACGCTTCCTTTTCGGTGTCCGCATTGACGGCCCTAAACCAAAGACCGTCGCTCCCCTGGTTTCGGTGATAGATTTCAACCGACCAGATCTTTTCGAGAAAGTTAATCCCGCTCACGGCGAATTTCCTCAAGAGGCGGATAGCCGTACTCATTCGGCTTCAACAGCGCGGCGATTACATTCGTTTGATCTCGCTCTTCAAAGCCTGCATCGCACAGATCCTTGAAGTCGCAGTATTGGCATGCACTTGAACCCAGAGCAAAGCGCAGCTCGTCGCGAACTTCATCAAGTGCATTTCGCTTCAGGTACGCCAAACGCACCGAAGAACGCTGATGATTGATGAAAACGTTCTCAATCATTTTCTCGGTGTAAGTGGGAAACTCGCGCCTGAAAAGTTCGTACGGCTTAGGGTCATTCAGTTCACGTGTTCGGAGCTGGTTTACAATAGCTCGACGAACTACAACTTCACGAATGCCCTTATACTTTGTCTTACGCAAAGCACGAATTTGGAGCGGCAGCTGGGAATTCTGGACCCACTTTGTGCGCTTCCAAAAGTCGTAAGCGAACTTGTGATCCAGAGGGGAAATCTCTCCAGCGAAAGGCCCCTTTTCCTGGTAAACAACCAGGTCGAGACGAATCGGCAGATAGAAATCGTTCTCGCCGGGATGCTCCATTGCGTGGAAACTCTCCACGTCAAGGATTCGCCAAAACTTTGCGTCATCCTCGTAGTATTTGAAATACTCTTCGAGGATTGTGTAAAGATAGTTGAGGATTTCGAGTCGCTCCGGGTTCGCCCATTCTTCGAGCTTCAATTCGGCAACACGCAAATCCTGAATGTAGCTGAGAGCCTTTTCGGCGCACTCGTCGTAAGGCTTTCCGTCCTTGAGCCCGATATAAAACATTTCGAGCGCCGAGTGGCCGATAATTCCTCGCGTGCGAGCTTTGCCCATGTACTTGAGCTGGAAATGCTGTTCAGGATGAAACGCAAAAGCCCACTGGCCTTCGCAATTGTAACCAGCCTGAACCTCAGTGTTGGAAACGCCAACTTGAGACACTTGTGCTGACACCCTTTTCTGTTTGCTAGACATTTCATCGACCACTGACAAAACGTCTTGAGAGTTTTACTTTACCCTTCGAGAGACTTGGCCACAAGTCTAACTAAGAGGTCTCGCCATTGCATCGTGGGCAAAGAAGTTCATTTTCTACCATTTGGCCGGTTGAGAGTACCGACACTTTCGGTTGCCACTTCCAATTGAATGGCATAATGAACTCATTGCCACAGTCGAAACAATTTCGTAGCACAGCCTCTGGAGAAGGCTTGCCACAGTGGCAGCATACACTATGACCGTGGGTGCTGTCAACTACCCATTTGGCGAAGATATTGTGATAGCAGGCTACTGCAATTCGCTCTTCTAGGGTTAGCTCAGTTGGACTAATTGTCGTACCCCCTTTTCTTTTTGGTGCCGTACCTGGAAAACACTGCACTCTTTGAAAGCCCCATGACATTGCCAACCTGCTCCCACGTCATATGATTTGGCCTGGTCTTGTCGACCGCATCCAAAACCTCATCACATATGAAAGCGTTAACTGAGTCGACTATTTTTGAGGCCAATTTGATTCGCAGAGAGTGGGCGCTTTCGTGTGTGCTCTTCAGCTTCACCAAAGCCGTGAGCGCAACTAGAAGATGATCGGGCCTGTTCATTTTAGTCCTTTGCTTTCACTACCTTGCGATCCTTCCAGAAAACATCACTGGCAAGGAGACTTTCAGCTGTCGCAATGACAGGAGCATGGGCGTCATACAGACCACCCCATACATAATTTGGATCATTCAAAGTGTGCCAGCGATTGTGGCACGTGTGACAAATTCGGTGAACGTTTCCCTTCTCGTTGTTCAAAGTGTTTTTGTCAGGTCCGTGATGACGTGCTTGCTGTAGGTTACCAGCACAACCCGTTATTGGGAACTTACCTCCACCGCAATTGTTTTGCATGGACCATTCGCATACTGCGGTTTCATCCATAGGGTATGCGCGGGCAGCACGCTTTCGCCCCGTGGATTGCTGGTCACGGAGCGCTGAATCGTCTTTATAAGTGCGTAGCTCTATTTCTTCTTCGTCCTCCGTCTCCAAATCAGAACGCCCACTGTCGTCCAAAACAGAATCAGAAAAAGAATACTCAACAGGTCCACTAGAACTCTCGCAATCCTCTGGAGTTTGACATTCCCATTTGAATCCTGTCAGGTGAGCTACGCACTTAATAAGACCTCCTTTTAAACTCTATGCCACCGATCTAGATTACCATAATCTAGATGACCCAGGTACCTGCTTCTTTTTCTCTGGTAGGTTTTGAAAGCACCCCGAGGATACCTTCATCCACCAGAATCTTTCTCGCATCACAGACGTTGTTTGTGGTCGCCTTAAACAACCTGCAAAGCTCCAAACCGCTGGGAACCTTGTCGCCTGATTTTAAATTACCAGATGCGATCTCGGCTTTGATAAACTCGACGATAGCTCGAATTTTTACAGCCCGACTGCCGTTGATTCTCACTCTGGCCTACCCTCCGCGTGCCATTGTTCGTGCGCATCTGCGTCAGCTTCAAGTCCCTCGAAGTCAGTAGAAATGTCAGACCACTGACACTCATCGATGGGGCAATTTGCCGTGTAGACACTTTCGTTGTTTTCGTTCTTGCCTATGAATAGGACTTCAATCTTGGGCACCATGCTAATCGGCTCCGCTCGAAAATCTAGCCAGTTCATTTGATCCCCATTCCGTACATCAGAGTCCACTTACTTCTGCGGCCTGTGCGAACGAAAACTCTTCTCATTTTCGCCATGTTGCGAGTGGCATAAGAAGAATGAATATGGGTGTAGCAGCCTGAACAAATGAACATCTCAGGTTCATGCTCATGACGCTTCATTAGTTTGTTACAAGTTAAGCATTTGATTCCAGCGGCCACTTTTTCCTTCTCCCTAAAATAAAATTAGCGGTAGCTTTTAGGAGTCTGCGACCATTCGCGATTACTCATTTGGGGTGGCCGCCCAAACTTTCATCATGCCCGCACTTGCTAAAAGCTACCGCTAACTCAGGTTCTCCCCTTTTCCCTCCCGAAACGGGTGTCAGTGTGACGGGAGGGAGTCAGGGGGAAGCAAACCGTAAGGCTCTCAACCCCTACCGGCCCGCTCTAGTACCCAGTATAGCGTACTGAACGGTAAGGGAAACACCAGGGAAGGGGTACGAAAGCCTAAAAATTGGACACCCTTTGTAGTGGGTTCATCACCCATACAGTCTAGATGCCCTTGCGCACCGGCCACAGGTGCGGTATGGGACCCTAATTTGATTTGAGGTTTTCAGTCCTCGTCATCGAAATCGTCATCGAAATCGTCAAGAGAAGGCTCGTCATCATAGATGGAGCTTTCAAGATAGTCGATGATGGGTTGTTCTTCGTTGAACGGTCCGTCGTCTCTCACTTTAGGAACCTATCTTTTGGCGATTTGGTTTGCTTGAGGTCTTCGACCAAACTGTCACACTTTTGGCAAACTAGAGTTGCCTTAAAGGTCTTCTTCAATTTGATCGAACCATATGAAAGTTCGGTATCGGGATGGATGGAGCAGAACTTTCGGTTATCCCGATACTCGAACATTTCAGACCTCGATGCCCTTCCAATGACCCGTAGCAATTCGCAGCTTACGGATCTTTTCGAAATGTGCCTTGCATGCAGCTTCCGAGCGACCCAAAGTTGTGGCTATGGTTTCCCACGGAAGCTTATGGGCGGCGCTCATGAGGAATTCGTTTTCCTCTGTGTTCCATTTTTTGGTGGGCATTAGTCCTCCAAATACTTCTTCATGATTTCACGATAGTCAACACGACTTTCGTGGTCTTCGAGCATTCCAGCCTTCTGTTCGATAATGGCATCAATCAGATCCGTTGCCGATCCCGCCAAATGGAGCACGTGCACAATTGTGTCGTACTGTGAATCGAGTCGCCGAACTCGGTCGAACATTTGCTGTTCAAGACCGGGGTTCCATTCGCGCTCAACGCAGAGCAATTGCTGCGCACCGTGAAGACTCAGACCGACAGCCGCTGTTTTGTTCTGACAGATGAGAACATCCCACCGATGCTCACCAACCTTTGTGGTGTTGGCGTTGAAATCATCAATGAGAGCCTGACGCTTTGCGTTAGCTGTTGAGCCCGTCAAAACTCCGACACGAAGTTCCTTTTCCAGACAACGTCGCTCAAGTTCTGCGATCACCTTACGGTACATGGAAAAGACCACAATGCGGTCGCCACTTTCGACGGCCTCATTGATGATATTCTCAGCCTCATCCATCATGACGCTTTCGTTAACCGGCGGAGTGCCCGGCTTGGGAAAGATGACCGTGGGGTTTTCGCACTTGATCTTTTCTTCGTTGGTTTCGGGGTCGACCCAATAGCACTTTGGTTCGTGAGCGCAGCCCTTGATTTCAATCGCATCGGGCCATGAGGCGGCCTGACGCATTCGAATATACCAAGCCAAGGTCTGATCTGCGGTCATTTGCTCTTCCTTGCTGAAAGCAATTCGAGCTTCATCGCGCAGCTTCTTTACAAACGCCGTGTGCTTTGGGTACTTTTCCTCATCCAATTCTAGCCAGTGGTGAACGACTTCCTGTGGCGGCATTTTAACTCCGGCACTATCACGATTTCGAGCGGTATACCTCATGCCAAGCTTTTTGAGCAGACGTTCCGAACCGCCAGAGCCGAAAGTCCAATAGTACTGTTCGCGATCGTAATTGTACTGTTGCTCACAGTAATCGTTCAGGAAAGCCTTTTGAGTGGGAAAAGATACGCGGTCAATCATGTTGAGCAACGGCCAAAGGTCGGCAGGCTCATTTAGAATTGGCGTACCTGTAGCATGGTAGACGTTCTTGACCGAGCAAAATTCGCCCGTCTTGCCAGCGCGGTATTCGCACGTCAGGCAAACCATGACCAAAGCGCCGGTGTGAATGTTACCCTGCCCACACTTTGGGCAACGGTTGTCGGCGTAAATGATTTCACGCACGCCGGACGAAACCTGTGACTTAGCGTTCTTGAGAACGTGCGCCTCATCCAAGATGACCGTATCAAAACCGGCTGCCTTGAGAGCTGTCAAAGTCTGCGGATTGCGTCGCCAAATCTCATAGTTCGTGAGGATGATTCCCTCGGGGAAATGAGCAAACGCCTCAAGGATCGCATCCTTTGAACCCTTGGTACTTTGATTCAGCACGTGAACGAAAGTTGGGTTGGTCCACTTCTTGAAAGCTCTCTCAAAGTCCGCGAGAACTGACTTTGGCGTGAAGATGAGAACCTTTTTGCCACTGCCTGTAGTGCGCAAAAGGTCAATGGTCATGATGATTTCGAGCGTCTTGCCAAGACCGGGCTTATCGCCTAGAATTGCTCGCTGGGCCGAGAGCAAACGGTAAGCGCCATCAATTTGGTGCGGGAGAGCCTTTTTACCATCTTCGGTACCCGTTGACCAAGGGAATTGACTTGCAGCATCGAGGGTTTCTTTTTGCTGTTCAAAGAAACGCTTTCGAGCTGCCAACTCGGCAAGCAGGCGAGCATATTCGCGCTGCAAAGCATCAAGGCGCTCATTGTCATGGCGATCAATTCGCTCATTGGCGATCATCGCTGCATCAATTGGTGCGCGCTTTGCTCGGTACTTCGCGAGAAGCTTTTCTAG